TTTATCCATTACTTCATAAACACTCATTCCTCTTGTGTTCTTCTTTGGTTCTTTTATTCTTTTTAATGCTTTTAAATCATCCTCAGATATTTGAAATGGAATTCCAAATGGAATTACTTTTCCATTAACTTTAACAAATCTTTCTTTATGAGCATTATCTGTTGCAGGTGTAACAACTACTTTAATAAGGTCTTTTTTAGCTTTTGCCATTTATAATCTCCTTTAATTTAATTTAATCATCAGAACCAAGAGAGGTTCTGATTGTTAAACTAAATTATATCTAATTAATATTCAATTTTAGCTTTAAGTAAAGCCATTCTTTCAGGGTACACAGAATAAGCTCCAAGCCAAGATTTGATACCAATAATTTGAATTCTGTTTAGAGGGTCAGATTTATCTTGTGTGTTAAGTCCTTTAATGATAGTTTCAATTCTTCCTTTACCTCTTAAAGGAATGTCATAAGTGTGTTCTTTACCTAGAATTAGAGCATATCCATATTTATTTGTTCCATCATCTTCAATAAGCATGTTTTCATTGTAAACATATCTTACTTCTCCAATTGTTCCAATTTCATTATCCATTACTTTTGATTTATCAGGATATTTTTCAACAGGAATAAAATCAGGATTTTCTCTTAAATCAAATTCACATAAAGGGTTAACAATAGCAACATATTTAGTTTGAATTGGAACAGTTCCATAGTTAGGAGAATTGCTAAGAATTCTATCTACATATCTTGCTCCACTTAATCTAAGTTGCATAGTTACTTTTCTGTTTGCATCTGTAAATGCACTATCTTTCATTCTGTTAGAACCATTAGCATTACCACTAATATCAATTTGATGTCCTGCACTATTGATATATAAGTCTCTATAAAAACCATCAATAGCATAAGATGCAATTTCACTAAGTTGTTTTACATGCCAACTTGTAGTCCATAAATCATGAAACAAACTAACTTCTTCTGTTACTTTTGACCAAAAACCAATAGGGAAAATATCAGTTGAGAATTCAACTACTTTTACATCACCAATTTGGTCTCCACTCTCACCTTCTGGTAGAATAAATTGTTTATAGTAATCTTTATCTACCAAAGTAACAATACCTTCTCCTCTATCTTCAACATTGTTACCAGTGTATTCTTTATAGATTTTATTTGCAATCAATAAGTCTTTCATATTAACCATTCTTCTAAATGTTAATGTCTTCCCTTGGTTCTGAGGAATAGCTCTTGTTCTTGTTGCAAATTTATCAAAGATTGTTTTTTGTGCAATTTCAGCAGTAGCAAGTTTCTCAATTATAGCTTGTTGTTTAGCTCCTAATACATCACCTTGATTTCCATAAGTAATATTCCCATTTAATGCCATTAATTACTCCTTATTAAGATTTTTCAATTTCTGTATCTAATACAGGTTCAAATGTTGACCTATTCTCTTGTTTTCTAAGAAGAATAACTTTTCTTCCAGAACCAAGTTTTGATGCAAAAGAGACACTTTCACCAACTTTTAATTCTTTTAAAGTCTTTTCATCAATTGTTTTACCATCTACATCTGTTAAACCTACAATGATATTCCAACCTGTTAAATCTTTTCTTTTACCACTGTAATCAACATTTGTATTGTTAGTAACAACATCACCATTATCGTTATCGTATTCCCCAATTACTTTGTAACTCCTAAGAGTTTCTACTTTGTATGTAGCCATTTAACCTCCTTAAATTTCTTCAATTAATAATTTTTCAATCTCATCTGGGTCTGAGACATCACTGTTCCAAATGCTATCATAATCATCTTTTTTTTCTGTATGTAAAGACTTTTTATGTTCTTCTTGTAAAGGTTCACTTGGAGTTTTAGGAACATCTTTATTGTTTTTAAGTTCATTGATTGCTTTTTTAAAAGCATCTCCCCAATCAATATGAGGTTCTTTTGCTTTTATTTTAAGAGCTACTGGATATATTTTATTAAATGAACCATCTTCTACTTGTTTGATAAAAACTTCAAATGCTTTTGGGATAGATAATATAACTTGTCTTAATGATGGGTCTATTGTATTAATAGTTTTAATAATTCTACCACTCAATTCAGGGTCTCTTTTTGCAACATTATCAAACATTTTTTGAATAGGATTTTCTTCTTGTTTTTCTTCTTGTCTTGGTTCTTCAAACTCTAATTCAATTGATTCTTCTCCAAGAAGTTTTAGAATTTCTTTTTTAGAACCAACATTGCCATTAATAGCATCTTTAAACAACAACAATTTATCTTTACCAATTTCTTTTGCAATATCAATTATATCTTGATAATTGCTTAATTGATTGTATTTTTCTTCAACTTCTAATCCTCTTCTAGCTAATGCATAAAGTTCATCTATGTCTTTTATTTCAATTGTTTTAGAACCAACAATAAGAGGTTTTAGTTGATTTTTGTTTTCTGTGTTTGTTGGTTCTTGATTAGTATTTTCTTGGTTATTCCATTCATCTAGTGGAATTTCATCACCTTTCCAAATATCATCAACATTTTCTGTGTTTGTATTGTTTTCTTCAAAAAACTCTTTTAATTCTTCATTCATTTAATCCTCCTTATTTGTAATATTCAATAAAGTCTCTAAAAGACTTAATTGCTTTTAATTCATGAATAACATTTTCATCTCTAACATCTTCTAAAAATACCAATTCTTTAACCCTATCATCACAATAGTATTGAATAAATACTTTAACAAAATCTTCATTATTTAGCAACCTATTTAACCTATCCTTGATTTCTGTCTTCTCCATTTAATTCTCCTAATATTTTTAATGTTTCAGCATATGCTTTTTTATTCTCAACATCTTTTCCTTGTGCCTCTTTAATTGTTTTAAGAGATTGAGCTTTTTTCTGTTCAACAGATGCTAGTTTATCAGCTAAATCAAGTTTGATTTGTATTCCTTCTTTTTTAGCTTTTACTAATGTATGCTGTGTTCTTGCTAATGCATTTTTAGCTAATGCCTCTTCTTTCATAGCTTTTGCTTTTGATTCCATAAGTTGAGTTTTTAGCATCTCTTGTTGTAATGCAACTTGTTGAGGGTCTGGTTGAGGTTGTTTGAAATGTTCAATCTCATCTGCTATTTCTGGGAATCCTAAAAGTTCTGCAAGTTTAGCAGTTAGTTTTTGAACCAACATAGGTGATGCAAGTTGGTTCTGAACCAAAGGTGCTAATTGTTGCATAAGCATATTAATTTGTTGAACTTTGATTATATTCATAGTATCAGTTCCTATTTTGATTTTAATATCATATTGAACTCTATCTTTTCTAAAAATATCTTCTATTTCTTTTACTATAAGTTGTTCTACTTGGTATCTAAGTTTAGGAGGCATTTTTTCTGTTTGATATTTCTCTCTTAATTCTAATGTTTTTTGGAATTTAGCATCAGCTATTGATATTCCTGTTATCTCATAGATTTCTTCATCAGTTAAATACATCATAGCCATTTTTATCCATTTAGTAAAGATTTTTTTCCAACCATCTTGATATGAAATTAAATAATCGTTTAATCTTATTTGTGCTTGTGTAAGCATAGCTTGAAAATTTGTTGCAGGTGCATTAACGTTAGAACCAACTCCTTGCATTTGTTCATTAATACCAGTTAACCCTTCTGCTTGTCTTTCTATTATTTGTAACATGTTATAAACACTATTAGGTAACTCATTAAATGAACCTTGAAATATAACATCAGTTATTTTTGCAGTTGTATTTAATTCAACAACTGGTTCATTGTTAACTAATCTTTGTAAGTTTACAGAATCTAATGCTCCTTTTTTAATAATCTTTTGTCCATTATTACTCATAGCCATGTTATCAATAACGCCTCTTACTATTGCAGTCATAAACTTTTGTTCTTCCTCTAAAACAGAAGCTAAACCTTCTCCCCAAATATGAAACTCTCTTGGAATAAGGTTAAAAACAACAAAAGGATATTCTTTGCATGGAAGTTCTTTTTCTGTAAGTATTGTTTCTTGTGTTCCATTAAATAGTAGATATTTTACTATTATTTTATTCTTTTCTTTTTTCCAAAATTCATATAAAAATATCTTTTCATCAATAGGTTTTCCTTTTTCATTTTCAGTTTCATTGGTATCTATTCTCCATAACTCTCTATCATGTAAATCATCTGCACTTGCCTCAGAACCAACATAAGCATTCATTTTATATTCTTCAATCCATCTTTCTACCTTTTCTCCATCAAGTAAAGGATTACTTCTTAACTCATCTTCTGTTACTTCTTTTCTTATAAAAATAAATCTACTATCTTCAATTGATTTTGCTAATGGGTCAGTAAAAACATCTTCATTAGGTATCACATCTATATAAGGTCTATTTTTGATAGTTTGTAGAATATAAAAACCTTTATCATCTTTTAAAATATTTTCATTTTGAAATACTTCTTCTTGTGAAACATTATCAAGGTAATGTTTTTTTGTAACCTTTTTCCAACCTACTTTTACAAAACATGTCCCTTCTTTTGCAGGAACTTTAATTGTTGTTTTAATAAGATTAATCTTATTCTCCATTGTGTTATAAAAGAAATTAATTAATTTCTCATCTATTTTAGCTTTAATAACATCATTCTTTGTTCTTGGTTCTATAACACAAATCCTATCTTGACTAAGAAATGATTTTCCTATGTTTGAACTTAAAACTTCAATTTGCTTTTTAATCAACTTCCAAACTAATGAACTTCTACCTTCTACCTCATTACCATATGGTTCTCCTCTATATTGAGATAACCAACTTTCTATTTCTGTGTTTATGTTTGCTTTATATTGTTTACTTTCTTGAAATAACTCATATATACTTTTCATTCTACCTCCTCAATAGTTTGAACTTGAACATTACAAGCATCACCAGTTTTCCAAGTTTCATTCTTAACTCTATCAAGAAGAGTATCATATAAATTTGAAATATTCTCATCTCTTATAATTGATGGTATATCTTCAAGATTACCACTTTTAAATGCCTCTGCCCAACTATATAATTGGTTTTTCATCATTTCTGATAATACATTATCATCTATTTGTGCTACTTGTCTTTGTAAAAGTTCAGATTGCTCTTTTAAAACACAACTTTGATAATCATCTAATGCCACTTTTGATGCTATTTCCAAACACTTACCAATCAATTGAGAATATACTTTTGAATATTCTGTTCCTTTGATTCTTCCTTGGCTAAACTGACTTTCTAAATCTTTTAGAACCAATGTTGATACTGCATCATATATCTCAATAAACCTATTTAAGTCAATCATAATTATCTCCTTATTTTACTTCTATTCCTAAAACTGATTTTACCAAATCACCGTTATAAAATGATAACCAATATGCTCTTCCATATTTTACTTTATTATCATCATACCTTAAAAACATTTCTATATTGGTATAAGCACGAACACCACATTCAATTGATTGAGATATCACTCTAAAAGTAATGTAATTAAATTTCCAACCATCTATTTCAATTTTAGTCCATCTTCCCGTTGGTTCTTTTATAGTGTCCATTGCTTTTGTATGAGCTTGTCCACAACTTGCCCATTTTTCATAATCAGTATAATTATATCCCCAGCAAGGGTTGCCAATAAATCCTAATACTCCAAAACTAAAATTAATTTTGTTTTCGCTTAATCTATTTATCAAATCTTTGATATTTATTGAAACTAAGTTTTTACCATCATATTGATACCATTGTCCGTTATATTCAAATATTGGTTTTCTACAATCAAGTTTACATTTTTTATATTTTTTAATTATTTTTCCATTTCTTGTTGTTTCATCACATAAAACAAGACTATTTTTTATTTTGTTGTAATATTCAATCTTTATTTTTTCTTGATATAAATCAAAACATGTATAAGAACCAACAAGTTCTAGTGATTTTTCTTGTTTTGAATAAACTCTTCCTTTTGAACATTTACATTCTTCTTCTGAATTAAATTCATCTCCATTAGGTTTATATATTTTACAACCATCTTTTTTACAACATTCACATTTACAACCTATACCACAACATTTCAATTTGTTTTCAAGTTCTTTAATGTTATTACATAAATCACAATTACACTTAGAGCACAATGGATAATCCATACAATTTGGATATAAAGGATTATTACAACCACATATGTTAGTTGTTAAACCTTTTAAATCACTTTTATCTATAATAAAACAAAATGGAATAGGTAATGATTCAAGATAACATAAATCATTTTTTTCTTCTTCTGTTATTGTTCCATCTATTTTTTTCTGTGTTAATTCAGTCAATTTTGAAGAAAAATATTTTAATCTCTCTTGATTGACTCCAATGATTGAAATTAAATAATTTTTGCATTTTACATATGAAGATGGATTATAGTTTCTACAATTTGCATATCCATTATTTAAAATAACATTTGAGTTTGTTTCAAGAAAACAATCTTTAAAAATTATCTTATCAATTTTTCCTTCCTCATTCTTAATGACTTCAACACAATCCCAATTTCTACAAGTTCTATTTTTAGATTCATCACACATAATAGTTAAATATTTCCATAAGTTTATAGATTCTTTTCCATCTTCTCTTTTTAAGAAATTAACTACTTTATCAAAGTTATAAATATTTGTTGCAAAGAATTGATAAAACTCAATCTTTGATATTTGGTTCTTTTCTAAAAAATCATTAAAAGATAAATTGAAAATATATTTATTACATCTCTCATCAATTATATCACATGGATATTTATAACCCAATAATGTTGTTTTTGTATCTCTTAATGCTACATTTTCAAAAATCTTATCATAAGCACAAATTGGTTTTATGCAATCTCCCGTATCAATAAAAACACCATTACTATCTTTATCACAAATCTTACCATCAGAACCAACAATTTCAGGACAACAAATATTGTATTTTTCAAAAGAAAAAACAATACCACAATCATTATAAAAAACATATCCTGCACTATTCATATAAAGTTCATATGCTTTTTCTATAAATTTAACATAGTCTTTTTCTTTAATATGAACCAAATCTTTCCTTAATTCATTAGGAACTACATCAAGTTCAGATGCTAAATAAGGAATATTTCCACATCTCTTACATAAGCAATCATAAACATCATCTTTTATACATTTACCATCTTCATCATAAGAAATAAATTCAGTATCAATTGATAATTTAAAAACATTTGTAGGTTTATAGGATATAACAGAACCAATTGTAGGAGAATAAAAGTTTAAACCTAAACAATCTATCTCTTCTTGTGTTAATTCAATTTGAATTGTATCTCCAAATTTCATAATAAAACCAACATCATAACCATTTTTAATTGACCTATATATTCTTGGAGTCGTTGAACTCATTATTTGATAAACAAAAGTTTGAACAAATAAATCATTTTCATAATAATTCATCAAAACACCTTATATATAGGATAAGTATTATTATTTACTAAATCAAACAATTCTTCATCTGATAGAAATTTTCTAAAACCATACATTGAACACATTTTATGATTACCAAAATAAAACCTAACATTACGACTTTGTCTTGATGATACTTTTATTTCTCCAATTAAAATTTTAGAATTATTTTCTATTCTATAAGCTAAAAATTTATCAAAATACATTTCAAAATATATAAATTCTTTAACTTTTATATTTTTGGGATAAAAATCAATAGATTTCCAATCACTTTTATCAAGTATTGAATATTTTTTTCCGTATGGTATTGTTTTGATTAAACAACTCATCTTTGGTTCTATACTTTTAATTGTTAAAAGCATTTTATTACCAATTCCATTTTCACAATCACAATCATTATAATTTATTTTAGGGTGAAAGTATTCATCTATTGAATACTCAACATTGCCAGTTTCTTCAACAATGTTATTTGAATCTTTAAAATTAAAAACAAAATAAATCCCATTATTGAATATTTTATTATTACACATATTAACTTTTATTAATAAATTATCTTTTATTTTTTCAAAAATCTCATATTTTTTTTTCATGTATTTATTTAAATAGCTATCTACTTTTTTATAGAAAGGACTTTTATCATTTAAAACTTCATTTAAAAAACATTTTTTAATATTTTTAATCATCATAAACCTTTAAAATTATGATGTATTTTTGAATTAAGATAAAAATAATGAGGATTTTTATCAAGAATCTTATTTAACTGAAATTCATATTCTTTTTTCAATCCAAAAACATGTTGTTGGTTCTGAACATCAGTATACAATGATTGTGCTTTGTATCTTAAACCAGCTATTAAAGCATCCTTGATTAAAGTTTCAAGATACATATCTATTTGAGTCATGTTTGGAATAATAGATAATACAACTTTATATGTTTTATAAGAATCAACAGGTAAACCAATATACTCAAAAGTTTCAATATCTAATTGTTTAAAATCGTTAAACATAACTGATTGATTTTTTAAATCAAGAATATCAATAACATTATTCATTCTCTTTGAATAAGATGAACCATTTGGTTCATTTAATGAAGATATTAAGATAGTAGAATCATCTATTGTAGTTGTATCTGTTGTGTTTTCATATCCTATCAAAATAGCATTAAAATTATATTCTTTTAATCCATTTAATACATTAAAATATATTTCTTTTCTAAAAAGATTTGTGTATGAAAAAATCTCATCAAGTAAATCATCAATAAAATCATAATATAAATCATCATCAAGTTGTAAATCTCTCAAATATGTTCTATAATCTTTCATACCTTATTCCTTTAATAAATTATCAGAATAACTTAATATTAATTGTTTAATTTCAGATAAAATATCTTCATTTGAAATTTCTTTGTTTTTGCTTAAATAAACTATTTTTTTATCAATCAACAATTCATTACAATAAAGTTTTATTTCAACTTCATTAGAATAAATTGTTACTTCAAATGTTTTAATTAATCCATCAGAACCAACAGGGGTATATTTTATACCTTCAACTTCTAATGTTGGTTCTAAACAATTAGTTTTTACTTCTATTTGATATAAGTTATCAGTCATTTGTTTAACCATTGAATGCGCTTTCAAATAATTTTTTAACTCTATTACATCTACTTTTAACTTGATTGCACCATTTACTATTCTCTATTTCATATGATGCTTTTTCAAAATCAAATTCATTTAGAGCTTTAATCATTTTTTTAAATGTTTTAAATCTATTAATCCCCATATTAAACATCATATCAATAAGTCCTATCTTGATTGGTTCGGGGAACAAATAAAAATTATCTTTAAATATCTTAACTAAATCATTAATAGCATCATCTATATCATTTTGAAAAAGATATTCAACCTCATAATCTTTTAATCCTTTTCCAGTTAAATTTCTACCTATTCCAATAGTAATATTACCATATATATCTTTATATGGTTTATTCCTATATCCTTCATTTAATAAAATAAATTCTTTTACTTTGTCTATGTTCATATCAATCCTTTAATATTCCTCTTAAAATGACTTCTATTAAGATTCCTACTATTGTAGTTGTTATAAAAATAATTGTTTTATTTATTTTGTTTATTTTCTCATCTAAGTTATTAATTCTTTCATCAAAAATATCATATGATGGACATTTTCTATTTTGCATTTTTTCTTTTTCTTCATTAATTGTTTTATAAATATCTGCAATATCTCTTTCAATTTTTTCTATTTCAGAAGAAAATGTTTCTTTACTTTTCATACAACAATTATCAACTTTATTAATTTTCTCTTCAAATATTTTCATGTTTTTTTCTGTATCATTTTTAATATATTCAATCTTTGTAAGTATTATCTCTTGGTTCTTTAATGCTTCATTAATTTGCTCTATTGATAGAGAAATTTTTTCTGTTGTCTTTTGTATGTTATCAATACTTTTTTTAATATACTCAATCTCTAACGAATGTCTTGATATTATCTCTTGACTATCCATCTCAATCCTTTAAAAAAAAGAGAGATTAAACAAGAATCTCTCCTACAACACTTCCTGTGAAATTATCAATTTTATTTTCAACATTTTTGATAGCATCATAAATCATGTCTTCATCATGAGCAACACATTCAACAGCTTTACTGATATTTAGTAAATCAATGCTTGGATTATTAATAACAACCAAATATTTACCAATACTTTTTGGAGTATATTCCATTTTATATACACCAGTGTTTCCTACTCTATTAATTGTATCTCCATCTGCAATACTATCACTAATAGGTTTTCTTGCATAAAGGATATTGTTTGTAGTATCTACATCTTCAACATAAAAATAAATATCTTTACCATCAACTTTTGCTACAAAACCTTTTTTCCAATTAGTAGCATCATCTACTGTTATTTTTGTAGAACCAACAGGAGTATCACCAGATGCTTTTGAACTTAATGCATCTACTTCAACAACAACCTCAGTCATTACTCCTTCAAACTTATCTTCAATACCAGCTTTTGGATTTGCTACAATAACATTAAATGTGCTATCTTTTCCATATACATCATCTTTACCTAAGTCAACTCCAATTACTTCACTTCTACCAACAACCCATTTACTCATATAACCTCCTTTTGTTGTAGTAGTGTTACAATATTACAATATCATCATTTTTATCAAATATGTCACTAATAACTTCAAAAACTTCTTTAAATTCTTCATTGGTTCTTTTATTAACGATAGTTATAATATATTTTTGTGGAGAGAAAATATAAAAAACAGGAGTCCAATACCAATCATTATCTTTAATAAAAGAACCAACAACATGAGTTTTTGATAAAGGATTTATTAATGGTGAGTAATAACATTCAAAATGTTTTTCATTAGTAAAAATTGATTTATACAAAACACCAAATCTAATAGGTTCACCAACTTTAAATACTTTCACGCTATTGTTCCATTTTTTTGATTTGAAATTACAGAACCAGTTGTTGGTTCTATATATGGATTAGCATCCATAATTCCTATAATCTTTGTTCCATCTTTTAATATAAAAAAATCTTTAATATCAAATAATTTAATAGCATAATCACAAAATATTTTGTAGTTTTTACCATTTCTCATATCAAATAAATCTGCATAATAAATAAAAATATAATTACCATGTTCATCTTTATTTGAATCTGATTCTTGTAGTTTATTTATTATTGTTTTGTATTTTGAGAAGAGGTAATCGTAAGTGGCTGTTGAGTTCTTACGAACCATTACCTCATATCTTTTTAAACCAGCCACTTACTTAACCTTTAATTATTCTACTGCACCATCAGAATCTTCAATTGTTTCAGGGAAAAATACAGCTCTAACTTCACTAACAATAGAATCAGTATCAAAAGTAAAAATTTCCTCAGCCTCTGCTTTTGTAAAATAATTTTCACTAAGATTTTTTTCAAGTGCATCAACTCTCTCAATTAAAGCTCCTAAGTCTTTTGCAATGCTAAGGATTTGTTCTTTTAGTTCTTTTACATTTGATAAAGTAGCATAAATTTCATTTAGCTTTTTAACAAACTCATCCAATGTAATTGCACCATCTTCATTTGAGTCAAATAAACCTAATAGACTTTCAGCTAATTTATTTGCTTTTTCAAGTTCTTCTACTTGTTCAGGAGAGATAGTATTTTCATCAATATATTGTTTAATTACTTTTGAAGTTTCAACAGCAATTGTTTTTAATTCTTCCTGAGTTAATTGTTTTAATTCTTCTTTTGTCATTTAAACTCCTTTTTATTTAATTAGTTTTTCTAATGCTTTTAGATTGTAAATTGCTTTTTGTATAAGCTCTCTATCATCTTCTTCAAGAGCTTTTTCAAGCATAGCAATTGTTCCACCAATACCAACTACTTCATTTTCAACAACATCTTCTCCACCAAGTTCTTCAACAATATCACTTAGAAGAACCAATGCAGTTCCTGCAAGAGGATTTACATTGCTAACAACAACTCCTGTTGCCCTAATAACATCATCAAAATCCATTTTGAATCCTTTTTGAGTTGATGCAAACTCATTATATTAAGTAGAACCAAGAAGAAGAAATGTAAAGTTAAAATATATAAGGATTTTTATATTCTCTTTGCTTTAAGAAAGAAAATTCATCATCATCTTCTTCATCTACAAACATAGAACCAACATAAACAGTATCAGTTAATGTTAGTTGAGCTATACTATCTATTAAATCATCATGTTTAGCTTTTATAGCCTCATTTGTAATCATACTCATTTCTGATTTTAGTTCATCTACAAAGTCTTTTAAATAATCTTCTGGTAACCAGAACTTACCCATTTCAACAATAGGTTGAAATCCTTTTAATACTGCTAACTTACTATTGGTTCTTTTAACTTTTTCTATATTAAAAAACTTACCTCTTTTAATCATCTCTTTTTTTAAGAAAGTATCAAAAGCAAGTTGTAATCCTATCTGTTCCATAACAACAGCATAAGGTCTCCATCTTGTAACAAACTTAAATATTTGTTCTATTGTTTCATCAGGTTTTACTCTTCCAAAAAAACCATCAACTAAGAACCAATCATTATTTTCATTTATCCCTATTACACTAATAGCAGTATAATCAGCATAATCTTTTTCACTTACAGCTAAATCAACAGAAACATAAAAAGTTAATGAATGAACAAATTTCTTTAAATCTTCTAATTTAAAGTAATTAATTTTGTTCATATCATAGAGTAAGTTATCTCTTGGAACAACTTTAAGCATATATTCTTGCCAAAAGCTAAGTTCTCTACCATTTTCTTTTAATTCTTCATATGTTCCTAGTATTTCATCAGGAGTAAATCTATCAGGCCATGAAGAGATTATTTCATTTTTGTTTAATACAGGAAACTTCTCACATACAGGAAGTTCTATAAAAGCCCATTTTGAATTATGATAAAGCTCCATTAATAAACTGTCTTCATGAGTAGGAGTTCCAATAATAATCATTTCATATTTATTCTTGTTAACAGCAGGTGCTACTGCATTATAGAACCACCATTTTAACTTATCTCTACTTTCTTTTGTAGTTTGTTTATTCTCATCTTCAATATCATCAAGAATAATAATATTAGGTCTTTTACCTCTTATGTTAATACCCCTAATAGCTTGTCCACTACCTTTACCTCTTATATACATCATCTTATCTTTTTCTTTATTATAAACCCATAATACAGGATTATCACCTAAATTCTTTTTCTTTATTTCAAGATAATTACTTAATTCAGTATCTTCAATAAGATAAGATAATGTGTCAATGGTTGATGCTACCATATCAACAGTATCTTGAATAAGTAAGATATAATCAAACTCTCCAAAGTTAGGTTTTCTTGCTTTAAAGAGCCAATACAATAAGTTATATCTCATTAAAGTTGTTTTACCAAAACCCCTATGACACATAACTCCTTTTCTCTTATATCTTGAATTAATATGGTCAATTAATTGAAAATGAGAAGGTGGAGTTTTGTTTTCTTCTTCAAAAAACATATTGAACCAAGTGAAGTATTCAATAGCCTCTTTTGTAGGAGTATAAGGTTTATTGTATGGAGTTCTATTTATTACCATTCATTATCTCCAATACCTTATCAGCACTTAATCCTTCTAATTTAGAACTTATTTCATTCATTTTATCTTCTATTCTATTTATCTGAACATTGTTAACATTAATATTAACTTCTAATCCTTTCATTTCTTCTGGTTTTCTTGTTTCTTGTAAAAATACTTTCATATACTCAATCCTATCTCTGTCTTTGGTTCTTTTATCATAAATCTTTTCAAGAGCCAAGTCCAATACCATAAATCTATCAGCCATATATGATACATACATAGATGCACTAACTAAACTAACTATTCTCTTATATACTTTATATTCTTCAACTCTTCTAGCTTTTGTTTCAATAGTGTTTCTATTGTTACTTGAATTGTATCTTTCAGGAAAAGCAACCTTAAAAGCCTCTACTCTTGATTTTCTATAAATCAATCTATGTTTAGCATAAACAATTGTTCTTATTGTTTTTTCATATTCACTTGGTTTAACATTGCAATCAAGAATTAACATTTCAAGTTCATCAAAATCAATATCATTAGCAAAACCTATCTTATTAGCAATCTCATATATTGGTTCTAATCTTTTTTCAACCACTCTCATTTTTTTACCTTCAAACTCTAACTTATTCATAATTAGCTCCTTTTTATTAAAATAATTAAGATTTTAACAAAAAGTGTAAATGAATATTAAGAGTAAAATAGTGTTATATATATTTTTTAACTTATTGATTTTTTTATTAATTTTTTTTATTAATTTTGAGTGGGTGATTATTATTTTAACCCATCAAATCTCTAAACCAACCCTCCCCCTATTGGTTCTTGAAAAAGAATTCTTTTTTCATGAGCTTTTGTGAGAAAAAAAATTAAATTAAAAGGAGATAAAATGGAATTTAGATTACTAGTAAGTGAACACTATAATGCTGATTACTCAAATTGTAGTTCAGGAGTTATTATAGACAAGCATTTTGATTATGAAAAAGTAAAGGATTATTTCAAAAGTAAATATGTTTACATATTTCTTGTTGATGGCAAAGAAATTAAAGAAAGTATAACAAGCGTCAAAAGAGAAAAATTAGACACTTTTTTAGAATTATTATTTAATGTAGACAAAATATTAGATTTGATGAAGATTAAGAATTTTGAATGTGAACAGAAAATCAGAGAATTGGAAAAGGAAAACAGAGATTTGATAGAGAGATTGTCTTTCTATGAAGAGGAGTGTTAATCTCCTCTTCTTTTTTTTATTCCTAAAAACATTCAAAACAAAAAAAAATACACAAATATTATTTTTAATAACAAACAAACACCTACATATATAGTATATAATTAGCTTTTGTGAGAAATCAAAAAAAAAGGAGTGTAGAATGAAAAAGATGTTTTTACTATTTTCTCATAGATTAACTGATGAGCAGGAGATGGATGCGAGGGAGAATTTTGGGATAGAGGAATTTGTTTATTTACCTGAAAAACTCCAAAAAGTTTGGTCAAATATTCCACCAGAAATTGAAGATATAAAGCCGTTGCTTGAAGATATTAAGCAGTTTTTAAGAGATAATGCAAATAAGGGTGATATTGTTTTGATTCAGGGTGATTTTGGGGCTGTTGTTGAGATGGTTGAATTTGTAAGGTTTTGGCTTATTCCAGTTTATGCTACTACTAAAAGAGTAGTAAAAGAGATACAAAAAGACGGAAAGGTTGTAAAAGTAAGCGAATTTAAGCATGTAAAATTTAGGAAGTATTCAGGATAAATCCCTGAATACTTTCTTTTTTCTTTTTTTAAACACTTAAAACACTCATATATAAATACTCATATATATTACAATAATACAGAACCAACACCTCCATAAGGATTATGGATAGCTTTTACGAAAAAAAATTAAATTAAAGGAGATAGCGATGTGTATTTTGTGTGATTTTTATAGAGATAGAGTAAGGGTGGGGGCAATAGCCTTCACCGTCGGACATAATACCGATATCCATCAAAGATGGGGGAGGTATGAAGATGGAAAGCTCATCGGAGTAACAGATGAGCTTTTCAATGAAATAAAAAAAATAGCTCCTGAATTAAAATCAAAAAAACGTCTGGAGGAGATAATCCTCCAACAAGATGGCTGTTGTTGGTTGTACGAGAAATATGAAAAAGAAAGAGAGTAACTTCTCTTTCTTTTTTATTCAGAACCAACACCCACATTTAGTATTAATAGCTATTGTGAAAAACAAATCAGATAAAAGGAGTAAAAATGAAAGAATTTTATATTCTCTATGAAATAGGTCATAGAGGCAACTATATAAAAGAATGTGATTGCATTAAAGCCTCTTCAAAAGAAGAGGCGATTGAAAAATTGAAAAATTCCATGCCCTGTAGGGTATGGATAGAAGAGGTAAAGGAAGTAAAGAAAATAGAAAAATAACTTCCTTTCCTCTTTTTTTTAGCTTTTATGAAACAAATTTAATTTAAAGGAGATAAACATGAAAGTATACATTGCTCAATTAATTGTTATTGACGGATATTGGGGAGCATTAGTTTTAGATTACCATCTCTTCTCTAAAAGAGGAGATGCTGAGAAGTTTATCAAAAAAGAAAAAGGAGTATGGGAGATAGTAGAAAAAACTATCTCCTAAT